TATGATTTTTCGTTTACTTCTTCTTGTTGTACTCTCGATGCTGCAACTTGTACAATTTGTGGATCTCTTATTACTACACCTTGATATAGTAGCATTTTTAAAACTAGCTCAGTTCTTTCAGAGTTGTGTAATTCAAAGTTAGTAGTTCCAAAAGTACTACCTGAGTTAAAATCTGCAGCAGTTAATGTTATATCTAGATCACTATTACCTCCTGGTAATTGAGATTGAGAAACTGTTAAAATATCATTAACACTATAGCCAGACCCTGGAGTTGTAACTGAAACAGATGTTACAGTTCCGCCTGACACCACAGTAGAGATTATAGCTCCAGTTCCTCCAGCTGGAGATACTGTTGTTGTTAAATTAGTGTATGTTTGGTCTGTTGTTATTCCAGTCGGATTAGTTGTTATATTCAAAAGTGCACCACCATTATTTAATAAGTTTGGTCCATATACAGTTGTATCGTGAACTAATTGCCCTAAATTACCTGAATAATAACCCCACCTAACATCAGTTGGTTTCTTTACATATTGCATTTTAACATGTAAAGGATTAACTATTGTATCAGGATAAACTAAAGCTTTATTGTCTTCGTATAAATATATTGGATAATTTGTTGTAGGTGCAGTTAAAGGAGCTTTTCTAATATTGTATATTTCTGCTCTACCTACTCTCTGCATTTCTTTATATGTTGCAGTATTTGGTTCATAAGTAATTGAACCTAATCTATATAACTCAGAAGGAGTTGTAAAAGGATTTGTACCACCAATAGTTTTTTCAGCTACTGTTTGGTCGTTTTCAGTTTTAAATTCTGCAATTTTTTCATCTGTAACAGCAACTCTATCTGAATATTCCATATCAGACTGAGGTATACGTAGTTGTTGATTTAAGTCTTCAAAGTAAGCCTCAAATATTTCTCTTTGTACTTGACTACCTATTTTATTAAATTCATCAGGTGTCATATAACCCCTTTGTTCTTTATTTAAAATAAGTAATACAGTTTTATATACAGTATCTACGCTTATTGCCATTTTTAATATTTTAAAAAGAGAGGTTACTTATGTAACCCCTCATAATTATAGTCACTTGTTATTTGAACTTTTTCTCGATAGATTTATAAACTTCTACACCTTCATCAGTTTTAAACCACGCAGCTAAAGCTGAATATGGGTTTTCGTCAAAAGGAACGTTCATTAATTTTCTACCATTACTTGCCCAAGTAAATGTTCTTTGATCTTGAGATAAACCTAGTATGTTAGCTTCAGTAGCTCTAATACCAAAGTTTCTAAGAGTAACATTTTCATCATTTGCTAATTCTATAAACAAACTAGGGTTTGATCTAGCAAACAACATTAAATCTCTTTTAAGTTCTTTAGAACTCATCTTAGATACACTAGAGCCAGATTCAACTCTTAATATTGCTTCAGCTTGGTCAACGTCCATAGTCATAGCAGCATTTAAAGCTTCTATTTCTAGTTCTAAGTAATCTAAATCATCAGTTGCTTCTTGTACATCATCTTTTTCGGAATATAATTTATTCCTGTTTGGATGATATAATGAAAGCATTTTTTGTAAAGCAACATCAGATTTAGGTACCATTAATACACCATCTTCAAAAACAATATGCCCTAATGTTGCAGATCCAGTTTGTTCATCAACAAATGGACTTCGCATGTTAGTTGCATATCTTAGTTCTCTATTGTAACCTTTTGCTTCGTCAAAGTACATTAAAGGTTTTCTAGAAGAGTGTTTAGAGTTAATTCTAAACGTTAATGGTGACTTGTTATTTAATAAATGATAATACCTATCTTTAATTTCCCAAGTATCTTTTTTAATTTCTTTTGCTACAGCTTTTGCTGGAGCTTTTTTTTCTTTTGTTTCCATAATATAATATAATATAATAATTAAAAAAGACCCCGCCGAAGCGGGATCTTATTGTTGTTCTATTAAATAGAAGCTACTGTAACTTCAGTTACTTTTGAGCTTAGCTCTACTAATGGAGCAACGCCAGAAGCGCCTTCCATAACGTCTAAAGCTTTAACTACTTTAAACACGTCAGCTTGAGCATAAGCACCTGCGCCAGCGATAGTTGCTTTGTAGCCACTTGTATAAGCTATTTCAACATCATCACCTGTAGCGCTTTCTTTTACATGTCCAACGTTATCAGCTGATACTATATCAAACTCACCGTTGGCTTTTGCTAATTTTATATGTCCCATTTTCTTTATCTTTTAAATGTTAATAATTATATAGTAGATTTAAATAACACGAAGTTATTTGCACCTTGTACACAAAGACATCTTTCAGATAAGAAATGAACTTGCATTGCATCTAAAGAAGATGTATAAGCTCCGCCTACTGAACCAGTAACCCAAGACTTCATTCTTCTATCATCAGCTTCAGAAGCTCTGTATCTTACATGTAAGAAAGGACGTCTGATATTTTGACCTAACATTTGATCATAAACAGTAGATGTTCCAGCAGGAATCATAACACCATCAATATCTCCAGTTAAACCTCTTGTAGATGCATCATTTAGATATTTCCAATCAGTTTTGTAGAAGTCATAAGAACCTCTTCTAAAACCAGAAAATCCAAAGTTAAGCGCCATATCTTCTTCATTGTTAAATAAACCATAAGAAGCATTAGCAGTAGAAGCATAACCTCCACCAGCTTGAGCAGCGATCATATCATCAAAATCAAGAGCAGTAGCTCTAGATAAAAATAACATATTTTCTTCAATAGCACCTTGCTTATCTAATTGCTTAAGAATAGCATCGAAATCACCTAAAGCGCCAGATCCTGGAGCAGCAGCACCAGCAAAGTCATTATAAATGTTTCCTCTTGCTTCAATAGCAGCAAATAAACCTTCAGATCCACTTGGAGTAGTAGCACCAGCTAAATCTTTTTCAGCTTCAACCATACTCATTTCTAAGTAATCTTCAAATCTTAATCTAGTTTCAGATTCAGCTTTTAGATACCATAAGTATCCAGAAGTACCATCTTCAGTAGCAACTTCAACCCAACCAATTTGAGCAGCATCAGATCCACTAACCTGATACATGTCTTTTAATATAATCGGCTTGTTTGAAAATTGAGTAAAATCAGGCTGAATAGCAGAAACACCATTTGCAGAAATATTACCTGCAGCGTCCATGCCATCAGTGCCTTTACCAAAGTCAGATCCATAAACAAATAATTTAACAGAATCACCAGCAGTTAACCCAGTGTTAGTTGTTAAATCAGCAACCTTATAAGTAACAACAGTAACTTCAGCTGTTCCTACTGCAGGAGTTCCACTCCATGAAGTCACATTTGAAACATCTGACACTTTAGCTTTTACAGTGTTTAAACCATCTGAAATAACAACAGTTTGATTTTTTCTAACAACACATTGCTTTTGATTTTCAACTTGTACTTCAATTATAGTAGAACTACCAGATTTAATATTTGCAACATCATAAGAAACGTGTAGTCTATTTTGTTCAGACCAAATTACTTGATCCGATGTCATTGGCATTTCAGCACCAACCATTCTTAAGAAACCTTGTAACGTTCTGTTACCAAATCTCTCTACTTCCGCTTCGTATAATTCCGGAAGGTATTGCTCAGCAAAAGTACCACCACCAGTAGAGCTATTAAACGCTAGATAATTAGTATCTAGAGCTTGCTTTTTTTGGTGAGGTTGTAATCCTGGAGCATTAGTTATATCTAATCCCATTTTGTATTAGTTTTAAGTTTTATTTTTGTTTTGTTTTTATTTTTAACTTAGAACTATCTACACCGCTAATTGCTTTTACTCTTAATCCGTTAATAAATACATCACCTGTAGATGTTACTCTAGGTTCGTTACTTACATTTTTAGATTTAGCCATCACATCTTTTACAGCATCGGCTTTGCCTTGCTCATAAAAATGATTAGCTATTGTATCAGCGTTTTCAGCAGCATAAATGGCTTTGTGGTAACCAGCATAATCTTTTACTTCACCTTTCTCGTTCAGGAACTTCCCAACAAAATTAGTTAGATCAGATTGGGTGTTAGCAACACCATCAGTATCCGAAACTCCATATCTAAATTTCTTTTCACCAATATTGAAGTCAAAACCTTTGAATTCTTGGTTAAAATAGTTTTTAGTGTTATTCTGGAACCTCTCGTGTTGATTTTGAACCATTTTCTGTTCTTCGTTGTATCTATTGAAAAAGTCAGTAGCTTTTTGTTGGTCTTGAGTTACGCCGGGTCTCAACTTGATTTCGTCGTAGTATTTACTCTTAGTGTCCTCTAAAAATTTACGGGCTTTAGCAATTTCTTCTTTGAAGGCAAGTTTCTTTTTCTTTATATCTCGCTCTTCATCCATATCTTCGTCAAATGAAAAGTTATCTTCTAATAAGAAGTTAACCTCTTCGATGTCTAAATGTGGTTTAGTCTGTTTGTAGTATTCTCTAATTAAAGCATCGTCATTTATATTGCTGTAGTCAGCATTTAATCTAACGTAGTCTTCAACTGTGCCACCTGTTTCTTCCATAAACTTAACTAACTTTTCTACATTTTCTGGTAAGTTAATTTCTGGCTTAGCTGGCTCTGGAGCAGTTTCTATAACTGGCTCTTTATTTTCTTCTACTTTTTCTTCTTCAGTAACTTCTTGTATTGGAATTACTTTTTCTTCAGTAGCTTCTTCAGTTGTTTCTTTAACAACTTCTTTTACTGGCTCTTCTTTAACAGCCTCTTCCTTAGCTTCATCAATAACAACTTTTGTTACTTCTTCTTCTACAGGATCTTCTTTTTTAGATAAATCTACTTTTATAGTTTCTTGTTGTTTGGTAAGTTTCTTAGGTCTACCTGGTTTCTTTTTTACTTTAAAAGAACCTTCTTCTTTTACTTCTTCTGACATAATATAATATAATAGTTAATATAAAATTACTTAGGGCCAAACTGCTCTAAGCCAAATCCACCCATAGTATCATTACCTGCGGATTCAAAGTTCTTCGGTAATAAATCATTTTTTCTTTGATCTATTAACTCAGATTGTTGCGTTGCTTGTATTTTGGTTCGTTCGTCTTTACGATCTTCTTTAAATTCTTCTCCTTGTTTTCTAGTTTGCCCTTGAGCTTGAGTAAGTTGCATATTGTAATTAAACTCTAGTTCCATTAACTGTTGTTTAATTTGTGCTTCTCTCTCCATCTTTTGTACTTCAAAATCACTCTTAGCTTTTTCAAGCTGCATTTTTTGCTCAGTTAATATCTGTTGCTTATTAGCTTCTGCCATAGCTGTTTGCTCTGCTAGTTGAGCATTAGACTGTGCTTGAGCTTGCATATTAGCTTGTTGAGCTTGTTGATCTCTAGCTGCTTTATCTTTTCTACGCTTCTTTAACATTTGATTAGCTAACTTTAAATTAGCAACTTCTCTAATGTCAATAGCGTCTTCAAGATCTATTTGTCCAGCTTGTAAAGCTATTTGAATATTTTGCTCTAGAATTTGCTTTTGCTCTTCATCTGGTTCTAATTCTAAGAATATACCAAAGTCATGCATATTTAAACTAGACAACTCTTCTAATGTTCCTACATTATATCTAGATATACTAGACATTAAAGACTGTTTAGTCATTGGAAACATTAAAGCATCAGCTACTCTTAATGATATGTTTTCACAAGTTCTAAGTGTTAAAAATAAACTAGCTTGTAATACATGTCTTGTAGCTACATTTGAATTAGCAGCAGCTAGCTTCTGTAAACCAACTAATGATTGCTTATCTGGCAATGTACCATCTCTAGCTTCATTAAGTCCCGTCACATCTCTAATCATTTTTAAATAATACTCATAAGTTTGTATCAATGATTGTATTTTACCCATACCACTTGATGTAGCAAGTTCTTGTATTGGAACTTTACCTGGATTCATACCACCATCTTGAGTCATTGATCTACCAACTATAGAACCTGTTTGAA